GCACAAACTACTAATGATATTTTTAGACAATTAAGAATAGAGTGGTGGCCTGTATATAAAACAAACATATTTACAGATATTACAGTTTTAAATACTGCTGAGATGGTTAATACAAAAGTAAATTTAGATCAGTTTGAAAGAGCTGGTGTTTATTTATTTTTAGGAAGATTTTTTTTACCAGCACTAACTAAATTTAGACCAGAAACAGAAAAAGATAGATTTGAAAGAATGGCAGAATATTATATGAGCCAATACAATATTGAATGGAGAATGATATTAGAAGATGGTGTAGAATATGATGTAGATTCTGATGGAACTATTATTTCTAATGAAAGAGAACCATTACATGGGTTTAGAAGATTGACTAGATAATGGCTTTAGATATTAAGATTAAAACTAATGCAAAATCTATACAAAAAAGATATTCAAGAATACAAAAAAAATTTAAAAGCATAATTGAAAAAGGAATATTACAAGGTGGTTTTCAATTACTAGATATTATTAGAACTAAAACTGCAAAAGGAATTGATTTTAGAGATAGACCATTTCTTCCTTATTCGTCAGGGTATTTAAAAAGATTGCAAAAAGAGGGTAGATCAACAAAAGTTGATTTGTTTTATTCTGGTAGAATGATGGGTGCTTTAACACCTGGTGGAAGAACAGTAAAAAAAACAGGAACAAATAAAATTACATTAGGATTTAGTAATTCTCAAATGTTACAAAGAGCATTATTTAATCAAGTATTAGGTAAAAATAAGAGGGAATTTTTTGGATTTAATGATAGAACAGCTAATATAATAAGAAAACAATTTAATAGATTTGTTGCAAAAGAATTTAGGAGAGCAAGAATATGAGTGTAAGAGAAAACATAGCTAGTAATTTATTATCAGTTATATCTGCTATATCTAGCCCAACAATTAAAAAAGCTACTAGACAACCTTTTATATTAGACGAATTATCAGAACAACAATATCCAGCAGTAATAGTTCAAACATCAGAAGAAAATAGAGATGATGCAGAACTTGGAAGTGGTGCTAGAACTAGAACAGGCACTATTGATTTTTTAATATTAGGTTTTGTTAAGGGTGCAGAAGCTAATATAGATACTAAAAGAAATGAATTAATAACAGCTATTGAAACTGCAATAGAAACTGATATTACTAGAAATGGTAATGCACTTGATTCAGAGGTTGTCCAAGTAGAAACTGACGAGGGTAGTTTATTTCCTGTTGGTGGTATTAGAATGACAATAAGATGTATGTATGAATTTCAATCAGGAACACCATAATGGCTAAAGCAGATCAATTAATAGATAAACTAGAAAATAAGCTAGATGATGTTGAAAAGCTAGTAGATGAAATTTCTTTAATGATCATGGATTGCAGAAAAAAAATAGACCACTATAAAGATGGCGAAAGTATAGAAGATTTTCCTGAACTAGATGAGTTCAATGAACTTGACGAAGAAGAAGAAAACTAATAAAAGAGCATTATGGCTAAAGATATTAAATTATATAAAGGTAACTCAGAGATCATTATAAATGAATCTAACCTTGAACATTATTTAAGACTAGGCTATAAGCAAGAAAAAGAAAATAAACCAAAATCTAACAAGGATAAAAAGACATGGCAACACATCACGGAAAAGAAGGAGTTGTAACAGCTGGTGGAACTGCTGTTGGGGAACTAACATCATTCACACTTGAAACAACAGGAGATGTAGTAGAGGATACAGCTTTAACAGATGCAACTAAATCATTTGTTAGTGGCAGAACATCATTTTCTGGTACATTAGAAATGCACTTTGACGAAACTGATGCTCAACAAGAAACTTTAACTGCTGGTTCTTCTATCTCATTTGTTTTATTGCCAGAGGGTAATGATTCAGGAGATGCAAGTTACACAGGAACAGGAATTGTTACTGGTATGAGTATTAATAACTCAATGGACGCAATCGTTTCAAGAACTGTTACTTTTCAAGGTACAGGCGCTTTAACTGTAGGTACTGTATAATTCTAATTTATGTCAGTTATTGATAGAGTTAAATCTCATTTTGAAACTCTTAAAACTATCACTATTGAAGTTGAGGAGTGGAAAGACGAGCATGGTAATGCTAGTGTATTCTATTCAGAGCCATTAACCCTTGAAGAAAAAAACATTATCTTTAAGAAGTCTAACAACTTTCAAGATTTAACTATTCTTGTAGATTTGCTTATAATGAAGTTGCAAATCAAAAATGATAAAGGCGAAATGATTAAAGCCTTTAGCCCAGAAGATAAATTTGCATTAAGAAAAAAAGCTGATTCTAATGTTATCTCTGAAATTGCGAATAAAATACTTTTAGATACTAATTACGAGGACGCAGAAAAAAAGTAGATAGCGACCCTGATGTTAGGTCGCTTTTGATAGTAGCAGATAGATTACACATCACAATCCAACAAGTTCTTGATATGCCTGTTAGCCATTATAATCTTTGGTTAGCTTACTTGAAAAAAGAACAAGAACAGTATAAAACGAAACAATCATTAGCAGAAGCAAGGAATTTAAAATAATGGCACAAAAACTTAATATAGACATAGTAGCACGAGATAAATCCAAACAGGCATTAGGTAATGTTCAAAAAGGTTTAGCTAGAGTTAAAAATTCTGTTTTTAATCTTAGAAATGCTTTTTTAGGTTTAGGTGCTGGATTAGTTATTAGAAATTTAGTTAATACAGGAAAGCAATTAGAGAATTTAAGAACTAGATTAAAATTCTTATTAAAAAATACTAATGAGGGCGCTAAGGCATTTGAAAACATGACTAAGTTTGCCTCTAAGGTTCCTTTTTCACTAGAGCAAATCCAATCAGGTGCTGGTATCTTAGCAACAGTTACAGATAATGCTGATGACTTACAAAAAATGTTAGAGATAACAGGTAATGTCGCAGCTGTTACAGGATTAGATTTTAGAACTGCATCAGAACAAATACAAAGATCATTTAGTGCTGGTATAGGTGCTGCAGACCTTTTTAGAGAAAAAGGTGTAAGAAATATGTTAGGCTTTAAAGCTGGTGCAACTGTATCTATTGAAGAAACAGTACAAGCATTTGAAAGGGTATTTGCAAGGGGTGGAAGATTTGGACAAGCAACAGATGAATTAGCACAAACATTTGAGGGTACTTTATCAATGATAGGAGATAAAGTATTTAATTTTAAAAAAGTATTATTAGAAGCTGGTTTTTTTGATGAGTTGAAAAGACAATTTGGAGATTTAGATAAATTTTTAGAAGATAATGCAAAAGATTTAGAAAAAATAGCAGTAGCAGTTGGTAAAAACTTAGCACAAGGAATGGTTAAGGTAGTTCAAATTGGAAAAGATTTAATTCCAACACTTCAAAATATTGGTAAAATTTTAAAAAGTATTGGAGATGGCTTTATGGCTTTACCACCATATATTAGAACAAGTGGTATTATAGGTGCATTTTTATTTGGTAAAAAAGGTTTGGTTGCATTAGCTGGTGTAAGTTTATTTGTTGATAAAGTACAAGATTTAATTGCAGAAGCAAAAATTAGAATGGGTATTTTTGATTTAGAAAATATTAATAGTGTAGATGCAAAAATAAAATCTATTAAAACACAGTTAAATGAAATAGAAACTCAAAAAGTTATGGCAACTATGGAGGGCGAAAACATAGACACAACTGCCTTAGATAAAAGAATTTTTAAATTATCAGAAGAATTATCAATTTTAGAAGATCATAGAAAAACATTACAAAACATAAATAAAATTCAGTTAGAATCTAATCATCATATGTTTGAAATGGGTAATGGTGCAATAAGAGTAGCAGAAAATATAAAACAAGTTACTAAATTTACATCTGTATCTAACCACCATATGTTTGAAATGGCTAATGCAGTTGATAAAACAAATAAAACATTTAGAGAAATGAATGAAACTGTTTTAAAAAATCTTGAAAAAAAGTTTGAAAATGTATCAACTACTATTAAAGAGGGTATTAATAGTGGTATTACAAAAATGTCACAAGG